TTATTGTACCATACTCTTGTGCTCTTGTCAAGCACTTACTCCTCAAAGATATATGTACCAACGAAGGTGAAGCGAACAACCTTGTGACCTTCTGCACGAAGTCTACGACCTTCTACTGCGTAGTTCATCTTGCGTGTTCTCTCTACTCTGTAGTTCTTTCCGTCAAGCTCTACATGATATACCCACATCATTGTCTGGTGTCTTTTGTCGTATCTTCTCTCGTAGTACATCTCGCTACCTCTCTTTTCTTTTCTTGATTACATTATATCATTTTCGATTTTGAAAGTCAATTGTCATTTTTCACAAACTTTTCGGGCCCGGTTTGTGCACTTTGCACAAAGCCCTTGCCTGTGAAAAAATTCACAAAGAGAACAGCTGTTCTGTAAAACGGCTTGGGTTCGACTGTGCCCAAGCCGACGACTTGGTTATGAATTATTACTGTTGTTTATTATTCTTCACGCCATCGTGAAGCGAGCTTGGCCCGCAAGACAGAGGGGTGTGTTGGGGCGGGGTGGACAGCCTTGATGAATACCCGGGGTATGTTTGCGGGACCTGGATTATTTTTTCTGTGATTTTGTTTTGCTCACGACACCTCCCCTGTGTCGAGCACTTTTCATTCCAAAATATCGCTCCATCTCAAATTTCTTTAATCCCGCCTTGACAAAAATAAAAATTTTTTATATAATATAAATGAAGACGGAGAGCCCGTTTAATACTATAATAAACCTACTCCCAAGAAAGGAATTCAACATAAATGTTAAAACTAGACTACTCCTTAAAAACGGTAGAGGAGCGACAAGAACTTGTATAGCGCATCCTAAAAGAAAATCCCATAAATAATAAATACCTCGAGATTCTCGCTGATTATCTAATCTTCACCTCAAAAGAAGATAAAGATGGCAAAATCTTGACCGACAATAGAATGCTAACCGTCAACAAAAGAGAGACCTCTTTCGAAGGCTTGGTCGGCAAACTTGAAAATGGAGAAGATGGAATCTATGGTCTCATCACCAATGACAAAAACATTATCTTCTCTCCTAAAGTCTCTATAACTCTCAAAGACGTAGAAGAAGTGCCTGGAATGCGGGAGCTGCAGGCCGCAATTAAATCTATAGAAAAACAAGCTAATGAAGCAGTAGGCTATAAAGCTCATAAACTTAATCGCCAACTAATCGAACTGCGGCAGGACTAGTATGTTCTTAAAAACTCTTTCCGCCAACCTATCTATTTCATGAAAGCTTCCAAAGCTAATATGGCCCGTCTAACTTTAGACGAGCATGTTACTGTAACTCCAGATGGCGACGTAGTATCAGATGGTTTTATCTCTCTCTACGATCCTTCAGGAGTATCTAAGCTTCTCTGTAATTATTCCCCATTAAAAGAAGCATCCTACTCTGATTTCGAATCTGATATGCGGTGGATGCTTATGGACCTCGAGCAATTAATCGACAATCATATCATGCCCGGATATCCAATGCTTTACGATATAATGGTTTATAAAATCGACGGTAAGTCTAACCAAGAAATCCAAGAGATTATAATGCGGGACTGGGGTGTGAAACATAGTCTAGAGTATATTTCCGCACTCTGGCGCAATAAGATTCCGAAACTAATAGCCTAGGCCGCAAAAGAAGAATACATCACTTGGTACTACACTTTCAAAGAGAAAGGAACTTGGAAACGCTGTTCTAAATGCGGCCAGGTGAAGTTAGCGCACCCTTGGTTCTTCAGTCGCAATACTTCATCGAAGTCTGGTTATTATTCTCATTGCAAGATCTGCCGCAATACTGCTCGTTCAGAACAAAAGATAATGCCAAAGTGCCTAACAGCATACCAAAGAAATAAGGAGGCTATGAATGGGGTCAAAGAGTGATAAAGTAAAAATGCGATGTTCTAAATGCGGCTCAGAGATGGCTGCAGTGAACTTCTATCGCCATAGAGATGGTGTATATGATGACATGTGCAAACAATGTCTTTGTATGCATGTCAATAACTTCAAACCAGAAACTTTTGAATGGATACTTAAAAAGTTTGATTATCCTTTTGTGCCGCAAGAGTGGGATAAAACTCTCAAGTAGGCTGCGGACAAGCAAGGTGTAGAGAACCTAACAGGAGTCTCTGTTATGGGCCGTTATATTTCTAAAATGAAGCTCAATAACTGGAAGCAATATGGTTATGCGGACAGCGAAGCTATCCAAGAGAAATACAATAGGGCAACAGACATAGACGAAGAAAAAGAAGAAGAGCTAAAGCAAATGCTCGAATCTGGCGAGATTACTCAAGCTGAGTATGACACCTATTTGTCACCTGCGGTCAAGCCTGATCCAGTTCCATTGTTCCTTCAGCCTGATCCGCAACTCTTCCCTGGTCAACCACCTATTGTGGAAGAAGAACCATTGTTCGATATTTCATTGACTCCAGAAGAGACAATGCAAATGCGAATTAAATGGGGCACTTATAAACCAGATGAATGGCTTCAACTTGAGTCTTTCTACAACGATATGCTTGAATCTTTTGAAATACAAGATGCGGACTCATTAGCTGCTTTAAAACTTATTTGCAAGACTCAGCTTAAGATGAACCAAGCCATTGATATGGAAGATTTCGATTCTTATCAAAAGCTTTCTAAAGTTTATAACGATATGCGAAAGTCTGCCAAATTTACTGCGGCCCAGAATAAAGAGGAATCGAACAACACCTTCGACAGCGTTGGTCAACTTGTTATCTTTTGTGAAAAGAATGGCGGAGCAATTCCAAGATATGATTTCACAATAGACCAGGACAAAGTTGATAAAACTCTTGCGGATAATAAACAATATCTATATGACTTAGTTACTCAAGATACTGCTTTGGCTAAACAAATTGAAGAAGTAGCATTAAAGATGAGTAAGAAGATAAGTGATGAAGAAAATGGTGAAGTTGAATTAACAAACGAAGACTTTGCTGAATATTTTGATAATGAGGAATCGCAACGAATTGCGGACCTGGAGCTTTTAGAGGAGGGAACTGATGAATCTATAGGAGGCACTGACGCTATCTCAATCGACAGTTAATCTTCAAAAGCAAGAGGTTACTGAAGATAGATTAAAAGCGATACTTCCAGATTTAAGAAATATAGTTGCATTTTGGAGAGAGTATCCAGATTTATTTGTAGACTATCTCCGAGGCGACAATCCAAAGAATTTTAATTTATTCTTTTATCAAAGGATGTTCTTGCGGGCAGCCATGCGATACCGCAACTTCTATGCGGTCTATCCGCGTGCTTATAGTAAATCATTCTTATCAATTATGGTTCTGATGATACGAGCCGTCTTATACCCTGGTGCGCAATTATTCATTACATCTGCGGGCAAGGAGCAATCCGCATCTATTACAAAAGAAAAGGTAACTTAGATATGTGATTTCCTGCCAGGTATGAAAAATGAAGTAGACTGGGATCATAAGAGAGAGGGTAGAGATATGGTATACTATCCATTTAAGAATGGTAGTTCCATTTCTATTGTAGCTATGAAACAGAGTACTCGTGGTAAGCGTAAAACTGCGGGCCTGATCGAGGAGTCGGCGAGTCTAGGTGAAGACGATGCTAAGACACTTCAAGAAGTAGTAGTTCCTCTTATGAACGTATCGAGAATCTTACCAGATGGTTCCAAGGATGATAAGGAAGTACAGAACAAATCACTGTTGTTCATTACTACCGCTGGATATAAAAACACCTTTGCTTATGATAAGCTTATTCAGACAATGATTATGTCTTTACTTAAGCCAGAAGAGAATTATATTTTAGGTGGAACTTATAGAGTACCAGTTATGGAAGGACTTCTTGATAAGAACTTCGTAGATGACCTTAAATTAGATGGTACTTATAATGAAGACTCGTTCTCAAGAGAGTATGAATCTAAATGGTCTGGTGACTCGGAGGCTGCATTTTTCTCTGCTAGCTTATTTGATAAGTATCGTGAGCTATTGCAGGCGGAGGGTGAATATTCGGGCCGTTCCACGAAGGATGCTTATTATATAGTTGCAGTCGACGTTGGTAGATTTAAGTGTACTACCGAGGCAGTAATTTTAAAAGTGACACCTCAACCAATGGGATCGGCTATCAAGTCTCTTGTGAACTTGTTTACTTATGAAGCCGAGGACTTTGAACAATAGGCTATCAATATTAAAAGATTGTATTATAGATACAAAGCACGAACTGTAGTAATTGATGCCAATGGCGTAGGTGCGGGCCTGGTTGATTTCATGACTAAGGTTTAGGTTGATCCGGAAACTGGAGATTCTCTTCCCGCATTTGGTGTAGAGAACGATGATGATGGAAACTATAAAGCAATCAATAAAGCACCTGGAATTGAGAGCGATGCTATGTATCTTATTAAAGCTAATGTTCCTATTAATAGCGAAGGACATAGCTATGTAAAGACCCAGATGTATTCTGGTAAAGTTAAGTTCTTAATTGATGAGCGTACTGCAAAGAGTAAGTATTTGGCGACTAAGAAAGGTGCTAATGCATCTCTTGATTAGAGAAATGAGTATCTTAAGCCGTATACTTTAACGAGTATCTTGCGGGAACAGATGCTGAATCTTTCATCTGACAACCAAGGTGAGAATGTAATTCTTAAATAGGTATCAAGAGGTATACCAAAAGATAAATATTCCGCTTTCCAATATGGAATGTATTATATAAAGAAACAAGAAGAAAGTATTAAGAAACGTAAACGATTTAATGTTGCAGACTTAATGTTAATGAATTAATTTTTGAGGACGGAATCATTTAATTCCGTCCTTATGATTTTGATATTCACTTAGTAGAGGTAATAATTATGCGCGACAGTAGAGGTGAAATAAAAATATATGAAATTTTGACAGAGAACGGTGTAAACTTTGAAGAAGAGTACGTATTCCCAGATCTAGTTACAACGAACGGCAAACCACTGCGATTCGATTTCGCAATCTTAGATGATGATGGGAATCTTGAGTTTCTGATCGAATACCAAGGTATTCAACATTATGAAGCTAAATCAATTTTCGGAGGTAGAACTGGTCTCGTTCGTCAAAAGCATAATGACAATATGAAAAGAGATTATTGTCGTAAGCATGGATATAAATTAGTTGAGATACCGTATACGCACGAATAGTATATTGATTATGATTATATTATGCGAGCCGCATACGATGCTTGACAAGTTATAAAATTTTTGATATAATGTCAAAAGAAGTGAGGTGTTAAAATTGGTCAACAGATATAATGAGCTGATGAAAAGAAACGCCTTAGCCGATTACTCAAGATTGAAGCTTGGGAACAAATTCGTCGACGATATATCTTATGAAGATGGATTTTTACACAAGGTCAATCCTTCACTCGCTGACAAATATATAGTACTCAATGCGCTCCAGCGTAGAGATTACTGTAAGTTAAGAGAAATATCAGAATTTTTCTATGAAACAAGTGGTATTTATCAAAGACTATGTGACTACATGGCTTTTCTTTATAAATACGATTGGATGGTTATTCCATATGTGAATGATACTAACATTCCAGATAGTAAAGTTCTGACGGCTTTTAATAAGGCTCTAACATTCTTAGATGATTTTGATGTTAAAAACACATTAGGTGACATCGCTCTAGATGTCCTTGTAAAAGGTTGCTATTATTGCGTAATTTTAGAGAACCCAAATGGAACTGTAAATTTACAAGAGCTTCCTGCAAGATATTGCCGCTCAAGGTTTAAAAGACATGGAAGATATGTCGTAGAACTAGATTTGAGATATTTTGATTCTCAATTTAAAGATGCACAGACCAGGGCCGCAATTATTTCAATGTTCCCTAAAGATGTCGGAAAAGCTTATTTACAGCTTAAGGCAGGTACTCTTCCTCCTGTTCTTCCAGGTGAAGATCCAGGTTGGTATGTGCTTGATCCAGAGTGCGCGTTTAAGTTTAATGTAAATCACCAAGATGCTCCAATGTTCTCGAATGTAATTCCAAGCATTATTGATTTGGATAATGCACAAGAGATGGACAGAAAGAAAATGGCGCAGAACCTTGTGAAGATTATTTCACAGCAAATGCCATTGGACAAAAATGGTGACCCGATATTCGACCAAGACGAAGTTACTGCAATGCATTAGAATGCGGTCAAGATGCTTGGCGGAGCTTTGGGGCTTAATGTATTGACTACTTTTGCGGAAACTAAAGTGTTGGATACATCGGATACTACTACCACTACTACAACAGATGAGTTGGAAAAGGTTGAAAGAACTGTTTATAACAACTCTGGTGTTTCCAAAACCGTGTTTAATAGTGATAGTAACGTAGGCCTTTCAAGTTCAATTCTTACAGATGAATCAAGTATTGTTACTTTGGTTTATCAGTTTGAAAAATTACTTAACAGACTTGTAAAGCCTTATTCTATTGGTAATCGAGTAGTAATGAAAGTTCAACTGCTTCATACTACTGCTTACAACTATAAAGAAATGGCTGACGCTTATAAGAGTCAGACACAACTAGGTTATTCTAAATTTTTACCAGCGATTGCTCTTGGAGAGTCACAAAGTTCGATTCTTGCTTCTGCTTATTTTGAGCAAAAAGTTTTAGATTTGAACTTGATTCTTATACCTCCTCTCAGCACGAATACAATGAATGGTGAGGATTTACTGGCATTACAAGGTGATAATGCGGAAAAGAAGTCAGCTGGACGGCCAGAGAAGCCGGATTCTGAGAAGAGTGATAAGACAATAGCGAATAGAGAAGCGCTGGGGAAGGAGTAATAATGTATTATAGTGTTCCAACATTAGATGCTCCTGAATTCCTTAATCTCACTCCTTATAATCCACTTATTTCAAAGTGCGAAATAAAGGTACTGTATGTGGGGCAGAACCGCAATGGTTCAGTTATTTATAAGGATGTTGCGGAAAAGATGGCTAACACACTACCTGGAAGTCCTATTGTAGGTATGTGGATAGAGAATAATAAGGATTTTGGAGACCACGGAAACAAAATTGTTATTGAAGATGGTGAAATTAAAACCATTTCCGAAACAAAGCCTTACGGTTTTGTTGCTCCCGATGCTAAGGTTTGGTTTAAGACATTCGAGGAATTTGATGCAAGAACGGGTGATTTAGTTAAACGTGAGTATCTTATGACCGAGGGTCTTTTATGGACAGGCCAGTATGAGGAAGCTAAAAGAATAATTGAAAAGGGAAATAACCAATCCATGGAACTAGATTCAGCAAGTCTTAAGGGCGAATGGTCAGAAATGGATAATGAGGGTTATGAATTTTTCATTATAAATGACGCAGTATTCTCAAAACTTTGTATTTTGGGCGAAAATGTTGAGCCTTGTTTTGAGGGTGCTACAATTGGAGACTTAGATGTATCAAAGCATTTTTCATTAAGTCCAGATTTTACAAAGACTCTATACTCTATGATGAAAGAATTGAAGGGTATAAAGAAAGGAGAAGAGACTGTGGAAAACAACGAAGTTCTTGAAAATGTAAACGTAGAGAACGAAGATTTCACACTCGAGAATCCTGCTGAGAATCCTGCTGAGGAGCCTGAGACAGAGTTCGTTGAGAACGCTGAGGGTGCTGAAGATGCGGCACCAGCTGAAGGAGCCGAGGACGGAGAACCAGAAGGCACAGAGGGTGAGCCCGCAGATAACTTTGAGAACCAGGAGAATGTTGAAGATGTAAACGAAGAGCCAGCTGCTCCAGAGTTTACTCTTGAGGATTACCAGGCACTTGAAGCACAGAATGCGGAACTTCAAAACACTATTGCTAGTTTGAATGAAGAGCTCGACGCTCTTAAGCAGTTCAAGCTTGAAGCAGATAGAAAAGAAAAGCAAGCTATGATTGACAGCTTTACAGTACTTGAGGACACAGATAAGGTTGAGATTCAAGAAAATATTGATAAGTATTCACTTGATGAGATCGAGTCAAAACTTTGTGTACTTTGTGTAAGAAAGAAGGTCAATTTCAGTTTAGAAGGTGCTTCTGAAAATGATAATAGCTTAGGAAATAATCAGTTTTCTTATATTCCAGAAACTGAACATGCTGAGCCAAGTATTCCAGCTTGGTTACAGGCTGTAAAAGAGCACAACAATCGTTGATAAATATTAGGAGGATTAAAAATGGCTAACTTTACTAGAAATGGCTATGGTCAGATCGAGCTTAACCATGTTTCAGCTCAGGCTACTGGTCATATTTATGCTAGTCTTCCTCTTGACGCAGACGTAGACGTTCTTCAGAACGGTGAGTTCATGAAGTATGACTATTCAAGTCTTGAGGTAAATGTAGATAATGATTCTATTGGTCCTTGGATGCTCGTTGCAAATGAAGTTAAGCTTTATGACGAGAGAAAGCAAATGATGAAAGATTTTGCTTGGATCAATGCAAAAGACAGAACAACTGGTGGTACAGCTTTCGCACCTTACATGCTTGATGGTGACTGTCCAAGACTTTTCAAACTTGAAGTTGGTGACATCTATACAACAAACATGGTTAAGACAGGTGTTGAGTATGCACTCGGCGATGTTCTTATTCCAAAGGTAAATAACACTACACATACAGCACAGCTTGAGAAGAAGGCACAGGGTGATACAACTACTCTTGAGCTTACTATTGTTCGTGTATACACAATGCCAGATGGTCAGCCAGGACTTAAGCTCATGGTTACTAAGGCAGAATAATAAGAAAGGACGGAGGACTTAAAGATGGAAAGAAACGATCTTTTAACATTAATGAAGACTGTTGCCCATGCTGATAAGAAGGCTTCTGTTGCTTTCAATTTCAACGGCGACAACTACTCATACAAAGAGCTTGATGATACTCTTAGAGACGAACTCAAGTCTTATGCAGGCAACTACAGAATGTATGAGCAGAACAAGAATACAATCTTTGCTCTTATGGAAGAGACTATCACAGAAGTACTTCCTAAGAAAGTTATGGCACAGTGGGCTGGATTCGCAGAGTTCAAGACTGTTGGCCAGGGCCAGAAAGCTTACTTTACACAGAGAATTACTGAGGCTTCAAGACGTAGAGCTAAGAGCTTCATCGGTAAAGTTGGTATGGCTGGTAGATACGAAGTATTCAAACTTGAAGGTACAAGCTACGAAGTAAACGCTACAGCAATCGGTGGCGCTGCTCAGATCTCTATCGAAGAGTATCTTGACGGACGTATTGATTTCGCTGATATCCTTGATTTCGTACTTGAGGGTATGTCAGATTCAATCTTCTATGAGATCCAGAAGCAGATGAAGGCAGTTGCTAACAACTCTCTTGCTGCTAAGTATCCTCATAACGTTGCAACTGGCGCAGGTTTCGTTGCTGCTGATTTTGATGGTCTTATCGCTATCGCAAAGGCTTACGGCCCAGCTACAATTTATTGTACTGATGAGTTCGCTGCAAAGATGCTTCCTGCAGACGCTTGGGCTTCTAATGAAATGAAGAACGAGAGATGGCAGAGAGGATACTTCACATTCTATAAGGGATGTAACGTAGTTATCCTTCCACAGTCATTCACAGACGAGACAAACTCAACAAAGGTTATCGATCCAAAGGTTTGCTACATCATCGGCGGAGAGTCAAAGCCAGTTAAGGTTGTTTTCGAAGGTGGCGCTGTTATGAAAGACTTCGACAATAGAGACTTCTCTATGGAAGTTCAGGTATATCAGAAGGTTGGTACATCTGCTGTACTTAATCCTAATCTTTGCATTTACAAAGATAGCTCTAACTGATAAACTTAATAGGGGAGATAAATTATTATCTCCCCTTATTTTTGATATAAAAGGAGAATTGAATAATGGATAAAGAAAAATTAGTAAAGGTGCAGAA